TTGCCTACGTTAGCAGCACTAACGTAGGCAATAGGTTGCTGTTTGTAAATATTGGCTGCGTAACCCGATGTAATACCGTTTTGTAAGCATTGTGCTCTTTCTAATCCTGTTGGAAAGAAGGCAGGACGCAAACCAAACGGAGCGGATACTGAAGACATATTTTACTCCTTAAAAATGGTTAAATAAAATTTTGTTTTTTGACGCTTTATTCAAAGCTATAAAGCAAAATCGCAATTAACGCAATTTTTAAAAGTAAAACCAACCCGCTCTTACCAAGAAGTAGGAACGGGTCTTGTTAAATCAAAGTGCATGCCATCACCTTCAATTTCACCTAGTCTTTTACCATTAGAATCACGGGCATTCAATAATGAGTCTTGTTGAACTCTTATCTTCTCTTGCTCATCCATTGGAGCATAATGGTGTACTTCTGCCATATAGTCCAAATAAATGTCCATTGGAAGTTTATAAAGAACCATCTCATTACAAGCAACAAACCCTTCTAACTCACCTGCTTTTACACGGAAATTTTCAAAGCCTGGAACTTCATCGGCTTTAACTGGCACATAGCCAATCCGCATACGTCGGTGAATAGGATCGTACTGATGAGTGGTGGATAACCAACAAGTATGAAAGCCTGGAATATCAGGCGCATTAGGTAAAGCTTCTTGAAGGAACTCATCGCGGAACATTCTACGGCGTTCCTGAGAAAATGCAAAATCTTGTTCTGGTGGGCGACGACTAGCATCCATAGTTGCTCTATTTTCGCGACCTTTAGTTGTATCTTTTCTTAAACGCTCATCCATTTTTATCCCCTATTCTTGTTTTGACGATCCCACTCAATATAACGTTGAGTGGCTTTTCTACGAAGTTCCATATTGTCCCACATGCCAGCTTCTTTTATAGCAGCGACACGATCTGGACTAAGTACATAGTCATTAGATTTACTATTGCCCATCGACTCTCTTCCTGAACTTGTCACAACAGACCTCGGTTTTGGATTACGTGCTTTAGATTCATTATAAGCATATTTTGACGTGTCGGGAATATATTTTTTAAGCCTATCATCAAGTTCGTCCCAATAGTCTTCAGAACTAGGATCATACCCCTCTTCTGTCAATTTTTTATCGATAACCTGAGCAATGGCTGATTCTTCATTTTTGCCGTGCGGGTCATACCAAGAATTTCTTTCCATCCATTCAGCCGCCAACCGCTGGACTGATAAATCCGGTGCTTTAATGCTTGGTTGTTGTTGGGCTGTTTGTCTTGTTGCTTGATGCTTCATATTTTGAAGTGACTCAAGTTTTCTGCGAGCATCATACAAAAGTTCTTCCGCTTTAGTAACACCTTCACCGTCTTGGTGCGCTACGGCTTCTTTCATTTTCATTTTGGCGTACTCAACCTGTACTCCAGCATCATCAATAGCCTTGTCAACACGAGCTAATTCAGCTCCACTAGTTTTTTTCTCAATAACTGCCAGTCTTTCAGCAAGTTCTTGGTTTTGTTTCCTAAGGGCGGTTATTAGGTGGTTGGATTCTTTTGCTTTTTCCCTATGAATCTGTTTTTTCAGACGTCTTTCTTCTCGACGAGCGGCTCTAATCTGCTCTCTATCGTCGTCATCTTCATGGTCTTCTTGTTCTGCTGAAGATTTTTCTTCTATTTCTTCTTCATGCTGAGGATTTTCTCCCGCATTTTCAGGCAACTGAACGGTTGCTGAACCGTCTTGCTCTTCTGCTACCTGTAATTCTAATTTTTCAGTAGGTGTCATACAATTTTCCTTTCAAAAATTTAAATGAACGCTTTAATAGCACGGGGATCACCAGTCACTTTGCCAATAAGTTCATGGTCATTAAAAAATGTAAAGAGTGCTTTTCCGTTGGCGCCTTGATTATCCGTGAAATCAATTTCCCATCTATCGCCGCCCCACTTAGGCACACGAACATAATCCCCCACAGATGCCCAAGCTCCTTCTGGCCACGGCACCATATCTTCTCTTTTTCTAAAAGCAAGTGGTCCAATAGCAATAACTTTGCCAATCATCGTATTCCATTTTTCCGTTTCTTTGGTTTCTTCTGGAATAACAATACCGCTATTAGTTACTTTTTCTTTCACTGCTCTTAACTGCACTAGTACTCTTGCACCATACGGTGTCATAAGAGGATCAACTTCCGGAAACGCCTCTTCTAGTGTCTGTTCTTTGTCGTAATTTACTGTCATCACTATCCTTTTCTTCTAAAAGATTATTTAAAATATCCAAAGCTTCTTGCAAGCCTTGGTGTATGCCTACATATCTCTGGTAACTTTCAAAGTTCACGAACCTTCCATTTACCATTGACTCTACTACTTCTTGCTGCTTTGCTTTTACTACTTTAATGAAATCATTTGTAAGATCCATTAACGACCTCTAGCACTTGGTTTCTTTCCTACTGCTATTGCTATCATTAAACCAGGTTTCTTAGCGCCCCCACCTTTTTTCATGGTAGCAACAGAATGAGGGACAGGTTTAGTTAATTTTGGCTTGGTTCCTTTAGCAGGTAAGTTCCTTACTTTGCTTTCAGGGTATGCACCAATAAGTTCGTTATCAGGTTGATGGGATTCTGGGATCACCTGTCCGCCTTTAGCATATTTCTTTACTTTTCCGCCTTTTTTCAAATGGTTTGCTTCTTCCATGCCATACATGGCCATGCGCTTATGCTTATTAATTGCTTCAGACATTTCCTTCTCCTTGTGGTGGTTGATTGCTTTGCTCAGCTGTTGCTCCTTCTTGCTCTATTGCTTGCTTTTGTGCTTCTTGTGCTGTTTCTTGTGCTTTTGCTACTTGTTGCATTTGTTGTTGCTGCAATTCTTGATTGTGATTTATTGCTTGTGCTTGTAATTCAAAATCTTTTTCTATAGCAAGTTTATTAGTATCGTGCGTTAATTTAGCGGCTTCTATTTGCTGCTGTGATATTAACGCTTCTTTTTTCTCTTGGGTTTCATTTTGTTCTTTGATAGCTCTTAGTTGAAGATCTGCTTTGTCAATAGCGGCTTTTCTTTGTGTTTCTGCCATAGAAGTTTGTGTTAAAGCATTTACTTGAGCCATAATATTTGGATCAGTTGGCTGTTGGTTTTGACCTTGCATTTGTTTTAGCATGGCTAGCATTTGATTGATAGCTTGTCCTACTTGACCTAATGTTTCTTTGCTATCTTGATGCACATGCTGTAAAGCAACTGCCAATAATTTTTGAGCCTCTTTCATAGTAGGCTGAATTTTTAAAATGTTATAAGGTTCACCTAAAGCCTGACTTGTGTACATATCCGCTTGGTTTAAATACCATAAGGTCAAATGCTGCTTTAAATGTTCTAAACAGGCAGGAATAAAAGTAGGCGCAACTATTGGATTGAATCCAAAAATAGGGTCGGTTGCGTATTGTAAGTGGCTTATAAAATGAGCTAAATGGTCTTGAGCTGGGAAAGCGCCTACTGGTTTGCCTACCGTCATAGATACGTTTTCGAGCGCAGGATTCATATCTTTAATGTCCTGAGGGTCTGGCAATACTTCATTAACATCCGGCAATTTAATTTGCTTAAGTATTCTTTTCTCAACAGCAAGCCTATTATACAAATCTGGGTTTGCTTGTGCTCTTGCGGCTAAAGTTTGAATTTGAGCGTATCTTTGACTTTCCGCAAAAATATGAGGATCAGATACCGGAATAATATCTGACATAAATTCAAAATCTTCCGCTGTTACTTGTAAATCTGCGATTACTTCTGTCTTACGTTGGTCATCTAAATACCAACGGTTTAATCTACCTAATACTTTAAATACTCTCTTTTGAGAATCATGCAATCTTGCATGAATTGAACTGAATACGGCGGCGCCTTGTTCTATTAATGCTTGAGTTGTGCCTACTGGTGCGTTAGAAGTGACATCGGCAATCTTTTCTTCTGAAGTAGTGACTACGCCTTTAGCCGCGTCGGTTAACCAACCTAAAAGCTGGAAAAGAATAGCATTAGGCGGATTGAATGGCACAGGCATTGCTATTTTTCTAATATCGTCTACTCCAGGCGCACCTTCAATTTCTGTAACTTGAGTAACATCAATGCTCGTAGACTGACCCGAGATCTTCCCGCCTTTAAGCTTAAGCATAGTTGGTGCGTTATTGATGTGCGCAGAATCCAATAAAGCACGGAGTGCACCAGTAAGAGCAGCAGAAAGGCCGCCAATGAGATGAGGAAGCCCAATGGCATAAGCGCCTCTCCAAGGTATAAATTTGAATTCAATAATCCAGTCCAACTTAGTAAGTGATTCATCACCGTTCTCCCAGTTTCTATATAAACCAATAACCGCATTCTCAGCTTGGTCAATCATAAGAATGTAAGGAGCTCTTTCTCCTTTTGAAAACTTATCTTCTTCAAGTTCCAACCAAGTATAAATATGATAAATTTCTCGCATACCATCTACATTAGTAGATTCGTTTTTCTTGCCTTCTACTTTATTGGTTGCTTTTTGAGCTTTGGATTCTTCTGGCTCTTGGCTTAATTTATAGGCGCCTATATCTTTATAGAGTCCCTGTGCTACTCTTAAATCATATTCTTCTTGAGTAATAATTTGAACTTCCGTTACCCTCATGGCGGTATAGAAATTGACAGCAGCAAAAGGCAAATAAATATTATCAATAGGCACAAACTCCGCACAAGGGCGCCTACGTTGGTCATCCCACCAAAGTTTCATGTATTGTGAACCGCCTAGAGGTAACTGAGTTAGCATTTGCTCCTGTTCGTCACGGTATTCTTCTATCTGTTCCGTTAACTGCCAGTTCATGTAATCCCGTTTGCGGTCTGCCTTTGCTATTTTCTCTTCGTTACTTTCCCCAATAATTTTAGTTTTTACTGGTCCGTCAGGCGGAAATAATTCTTTGATTGCTCTAGCAGCGAAATCCACGCAGGATTCTGCCATAACTGGATGGACAACTTTGGATGCTCCCATGAATTGAGCGCCTCCTGGTGCATCGTCTCCGAGGCCTGTTCTTCTAATGCCTTCTTCATACTTTTTATCTCGGTCTTCTCTTGCATTTTTATCTTTTTCTATAAGTTCATTATATTTGAGTGCAACTTTATCCAACTCCCAGTTATCAATAGAGTCAGCTAAGTTTTCATAAAAGTCTGGAGTTTCGTCCGGACCTTTAAGATCGTCTAACCTAACTATTGCCGAACCGTCGGGTTGTTCTTCTATTTGGTCAAAAAGTTCGGGTATGGATTCTTCTGATAAATCTTCTTGGTCCATAGTTCCAGGAATAAACCGGTTAAAGTCTTGAGGGATAGGCATTTCTGGCATGGTTTATTCCTTTTCAAACTTTCTTTTAAAATTTCTAGAGTCATATTGACTCGTAGGTTTTATTTTAGTTTCATTGGCTTGGTTTATTTCTCTAGAAATATCGGATAACTCAGCAGACAAAACTTGAATCCTGCTTTTAATAGTTTCCTTTTCTTTTTTAACTGCTCCGCCAGATGCTAACTTTATTATACCGCCATTTTTGTGCCCTGGAGGAACATTTTTTGTATTTTCTATAAGATTTTTTAAGTGCCCTATATAACTACCATATTGGTGACCATTAGGATCGAAATCATGAATTCTATTCCACTTATCCCATTCTTCTTTAAGAGCAGGCATTTCATCCGGACTAACTACTTTTTTATCTAAAAACCGCATAGGTTCTATTAGGTCTATGTTGTAATCTTTAGCCAATTTTTTGATATCGTTTATGTCAATAAACCGTGGCATAGTTCTTGCAACTGCTGCTTCTTGATTTTCAAGAGCAAGAAGAGCGTCTTCTAATTTTTTACTAGGACCAATTTCTCTTTTAATTATGCGTACTAAATCTTCTGTCTCTTTTGGAGAATCTGCAAATGCATAAGCATCTCCTGGGTCGTCTCCGAAAGTATCAAAAAAGTTTTTTCCAGTTTTGTCTTCGTACATTTTAGCAATTTCATTAGAAGCATCATAATAGCCTTCCATGTGGAGTTCATCCATTAATTGATCTAATGCTTCTTTATCAAGCGATGGATGATGCTTTTGAGCGCTATCAAAAGCATGACTTACATTGGCGTTTCCGTATTCACCTGTGTGAGTATGAAATATGCCATTATTTTCTAAATCTTTACTAACATGTCTAATTTCATCTGAATAAACAAAACCTGGATTATTTAACCATTCTTTTAAATGTTTACTAAAAGCCGAATCTACTTTGCCGTTGTTATATCCTGCTATTTGCCTTATGTCAAAACCATCTGAACCATGAGGGCCTATTGGTTCTAAATGTATGGTTGCCTGCGCTTCTCCATTTGGTCCTCTTAATGAAGCAATGGCTTCTCTGTCATTTTTAATATTTTCTATATGATTATAAAAAGGAGTTTCAGAAGCGCCAGCTGGAGTAGTTCCAGTATGAGGTTCATAGATAGGAGCATGTCTATTTTTATACTGAATGCTGCAATTATGTCCGCCAGAAGCTAAGCAGTGGTTTAAGTCTTTAGTATCTACCGATAGATCCCTTAGTCCCATTTTAACTTCTTCCGGAGTTCCGTTAAATAAAGATGAATTAAAAAGAATCATTTTAGAACCATCTGAATAATCTTTGTCCGCTATTAATTCTTCATGCCTTTTTTGACGCCATTCTTCATAAGCCTTCTGGTCTTTTGCTAATTGCTTTTCTAGTTCCGCTTCATTAACCCATGCTTTTTTGGCATAGTATTCCATGGATCTATTTTTAATGGACTCGGGCGTCTCTTTGCCGGACATCAAATCATCCCATGCGGCTTTTCTTACATCTTTTAAACCAGCATACTTGTCTAAAATAGTGTCCGTACCTAAATCATAAATAATAGAACCAGGATCCGCTTTATTAAGAAAAGGCATGTCTTTTCCATGCCAGTTATATTTTTCTTTCATTATTGCTGGATTAGAAAACCTAATGGCAGAATCTAGTACATTTTCCATTTCCATACCACGAGAAGTATTAGCTGTTTCTCCAGCTTCTTTAGTATCACCTCTTCTTAAAGCGGATTCTCTTCTTTCAGCAGCTTGGTCTGCAAATTCTAATGGATTTCTTACATGGTCTTTTGGATACCATCCTTGGTCGGCAAGTTGAACTAGAGGGTCATTTGCCTTGCCGGTGCCCATTCTTTTGGTTATGTAATTGGCGTAAGGTCCTTGGATCCAATTGTTATAAGCATTTTGAATAGTTTCAATTTCATTTTCATGTTTAATGATTTCATCCGATAGATCAGTACTATTAATGTGTCTAGTAACGGCATCCCTTAAATCTTTTCCCCATAGAGCAGCCGCTTTTGGATCTCCTTCTGGCATAGGGTATTCGCTTTTGTAATCTTCTATAAAGTTATTGGTTTCATCCCAAACTTTAGGATTTGGGTTTTCTTCTAACTGTTTCCACCAAAGAGTAAATGGGCTTGGATTATCCGCCAAGTCATGGTAATACATAGACTCGTCTATAAAGTTTCCTAGGTTGCCTTGACCTATTAAATCTCCCGAACCAAAACTTGTTGGCCACTGCCCTCCTTTAGGTTTAATCATAGACATAACTGGAGGATTAAGAAACTTGGCTCCTGGAATTAAAGGTTCACTAGAAAGTATTTTAGAAGCTGCAGTTTCTCCAAGCGCTTTGGCACCTTTAGCAATGGCAGGAGCGGCACTAGTCACACCTTTGGCAACAGCAAAAGGATCAATAACCCCGCCAACAATGTTTCTTCCTCCGGCGCCGCCTATATTTTCTGAATAAGCAGCTGGACCATTTTTATAAAACTGAGGGAACATGCTGTAATAATCTTCTGTGGTTGGCAATGTATTTTCTTTATTAACTATACCGGGGGAAAGATAATTTAATCCCATTCTACCAAGCGATTCAATATCCCCAAAAACTCCAGGAATAGAAGACAAGGTTCCTTTGATAGTGCCTACCATACCAGGGGCCATTCCTTCGGTAAAAGGAGTAGTTAGGTTACTGAGGTCATACGGATTTACGGGCTGTCCTGCTCGGTTTCTTGCAACCGCTACTTTCATTTCACTTTGACTGGGCTGGGGGTTTGCTTGGAAAGGGCTAAAGCCAGCGTATTGAGCTGCGTCACTTGGGCTCATGCCAAGGCCTACTAATTTCTCATATTGCTCTGATGGACTTACTTGCCCTTCTTGAACCGTAAGTTGGTTGCTATTGTCATAAGGCATAAGGATTAACTCTCCTTGGCTTAGTTTCATCAATGTAAATATCCATGTCCACTGGATCTGGATCGATATTAAGAAAGTTCATATCCCTTAAAAGCCTGAGTGCTTGTGTCATAGTATCCACATAATCATCATGAGTAGCTTGGGGGAATGAGCAAACTTGACTCATAAACTGCTGAGCCCAATCCCTAACTTCTCCCTCCCATTTAGTGCTTTCAGGAATAAAAACCCTTCCCCTTTCTATTATATTGGAAACTACATGAAGTCGCTGAACTTTATCGGCTTTGCCTGGATTGTAAGCTCTTACAAATAAACCAGCCCTTTGTAAATCCTGGAGTAGGCTTATGCCCGAGCCTTTATCTTCTATCAGAATAAGATCCACTTTCTTTCCTGGCTCCCCATAGATGGCGGAATAATCTTCTATGACTCTTGGTTTAAGATCCGGATAAGTTAGTCTTTCTGTCCAGGCGTCTATAAGCATGACCGACCATGGTCTATCCTGAGGCTTAAATACGCCCCAAACCGTACAAGCCGTAGGATCATTGCTAGTTTTTTCTGTGAACGCCGTGTCATAACTTTGTAGTACATAAGTGAATTCTGGGAAAGGCATGTCGGATGGCCATAACTTAAACCAGGATCTTTTGACAATACCACCTTCTTCCGGATCTAGAAGTTCGGCGTAAAGCTCTTGGCGCCCTAACTGCGTGCCTTCATATTGTGCTATTGCATTAAAGAAAGTTGGGGCAAGGTTATCTTTATTCTCGTAAGTGGATCCCTGAGTTAATAGAACCGAACCATTTTCATCATAGCTCTCTTCCACTAATCTTCTAATAAGATCCGTTGGTTTAGGGGTAGTGGTTACTATAACCTGAGGGTTGGCTCCAAGCCTCAAACCAAACATCATCATATCCCAAACTTCTTCCGCTTTATCCCAAGCCGCAAGCTCATCACACCACATCCTATGATGCTGTGGTCCTCTTAGACGATCGGGCTCTTGTGCTGAAAATCCTTTGATAACCGAGTCATTGATAAGAATGACTTCTGAGATAGTTCGGTTGTAGGATTTTATCATTTGACTAGGAAGACAGGCGAGAATACCCGAGACACCTTCAATACAGGTATCTCTAATATCTCCACTGGTAGGCGCAATAATTCCGCAGCGAACCCTTGGATGACTAATTGCATACCAGCAAATATCTTCAGCACCAGTCCTAGTTTTACCAAAACCTCTTCCGGCAAGGATAAGCCAGGTAGTCCACCAATCCTCTTCCGGGGTTAATTGTTTTTCTCGGGCAGAATTAAGCCATTCAATTCTTTTGTTTAAAACTATGAGGTCATGTAAAGTAAATTCTTCCAACAAAGATTTAAACTCCTGGGGAGTTGTTTTTGAGAAATCTATGTTGGCTAGTGCATTCACTTTTTAAGTTTAGATGCGAAGTTTTGAGCTATGCTGTCTATGAGTTGGAGACGAACTTCTAAAGGAGCACCGTCCGCTCCAGTAATTTCCACAGACCTTCTTTTTGAGTGACCGTATTGAACTAGTTCTTTAAGACAGTCTTTCTTATCTCTTAAGGAAATGTTTGGATCATAAGCAATCTTGGCAAGCTCCATAAGCGGATCCCCGAAAGTATCCAAAATGTCTTCCCACACCTCTATTTGAGTCTGACGTTTGGTTTCCCTACCGACCACAATACCGGGAGTTGGTTTATCCTTGATAGTCGATTCAGGTTTCATTTTCTTGGGAATTTTAGTTACCCATTTTCGTTCGGCCATAGCAGTTTTTAGTGAATTGTATTTCCTTCTATTATATCCACGTCAAGACTTAACTTTCAACCGGTTTTATATATAGCAAAGAAAACACTAAATTTTTTTCATATACCGACTTTCAAAACCGTTGTGGTTAACATATTAACTGTTATTAGTAAATATTAGAACTACTATTAATTAAAACCTAGTAACTATAAGTATCTTATTAGTATATTAGTAAATTATACTTTTTTCAAAAAAAATAATTTTTTCCTTTTTATTTTCCTATATATAAAACCACCTAATATTAACGCTAACCCATTGATTCACCGTCAATCAACCTCAACACCTAATTTGTAACCCATTGATTCACCGAAATCTGGTTTTCATGTAACCCATTGATTCACCGTCACGGTGTATTCTGAATACAGCGAAAAACCAAGAAATCTTCCAAAGAAACCCGGTATTTTTGGACATCTTCCACCGTATATTGGTTAATTTCACCGGCCAAACTCCCCGGAATCCCATAAAAATCCCCCGAAAGTTCCATAAAAATCCAAGAAATCCCACCATTTTTAACCTGAATATAGTGCCAATTCACCTGTTCTTGCTCTAATCCCCGCTGACTTTTAAAGATAACGGTATCTTTTTTTGCCGGCATTTTACCATGTTTTAACTCAATCCAACCTTCAAAACCATTAACACAATAATTAACATCCGGCATACCAACCGAAACACCATTCTCAACCCTCTCCCACCTACCAGGCAAATCAAGCAAACGAATCTTGGCCCTTAACTTATGCCAAAGTAATTTTTCCGACATGAACTTATTTCCAAGCCTCCAAAATATCTAGTAGGCGTCTATAAAACTTCTGTCTATCCACCATAACCCCTGGTTGGTATAACTCTATAAACTCAATTAAAGGATCATCATCCAAACGTATATCACCATTTTTTACAAATAAAGCCTGCTTAGCATCCCCCATATAAGACTTAGTCTCACCATAAATTTGCTCCGTCATAGGAGCATCCATACCTTCTTTCACTTCCTCAATTCTTTTTTTAACTAAATCATCCGGAATATCTTCCTGCCCTAAATAAAGTTCTTTTTCTCGCTTATTTATCTTCGCCACCATTTCAACAACCTCCTTCTTCCATGTTTAAGTACTACTTTAAAAAAATGATATCTACTAAAAACGCCTCTTTTAAAACGAGCATTTCTTCTTTCCCTTGCCATTTTAGACCTATTTTTTCTAGGTTTTAGTTCTATAAATCTCATTTAAGCAACCTTATTTTCATTTGGTCAAATACTTTCTCTCTATATTCCGGAGGAACATTATCATTAACTATACCCCAGGCAACCATGGTGGCCTGTGTCCAAGCTTCAAGCCAAATAGCTTTTGGGTCAGTTAAAAAATCTTCTTCCGCCTTCGCTACTTTTAAAAGCTTAACCCAGTCATCATAAGCTTCTTCTTGCTTCTCTTTAACGAATCCTATCAGCATATTACCTCCACCACCCAAAAGGGAATGATTTATTAAACTCGGCAACTTTTTTCCACCATTCATCACTATATTTCATTTCTAATTCGCTTTCCTTCGGATGGATTTTTTTCCATCATTTCAATCTTTTCTTTATATGGTTTCAACACTTCTATTTCTTCTTTCAACAAACTAATTTCTTCTCGTAATACACCAATCATATGTCCTGCTTCAGTCAATTCTGCTTCTTGTTGGCGTAGCATAATCGCTGATTCTCTGTAAAGAATAATAGCTCTACCTGCGTGTTCAGTTTCTTTACCCAATAATTTAATACTTACACCTTCTAATTTATCCACCAATTCATTTGCAGTCATTTATCTCTCCGTTTCAATTGTTTCACTACGCTCTTTACTACAAGCCTTACCACAATATTCACTGTATCTACTTTCTGTTGTTACCTTTGTTGGGCATTTAGTAAAGTAATGATTACGACCATTTGCGTACCATGTGTAAACTGTGCAACCATCAACTTCTGCGTACTTATGTGGTGTAGCCTCGGCTATTTCAGCCTGTCTACGTGCTTCTTTATCTTGAGGGCTTGATAATAAAAGCCAACCACAAAAAATAAATCCCCCAACAATACCAAACAATGAAACCACAAGTATTAAAGATAAAATTATTCCACCAATAATATCAGTGGCATCACCTAAAAAACCCCATAATCTTTCTTTCATTTCTCACTCGCCTTTCTTAGTATTGCCAAATCTCTTGCAACCAAAAACTCATTTAAACGGTCTTGTAACTGTTCTATTTCAGATTCTGATGCTGATACTTTTAGGCGCTGTTCTTCCGCAAAGTTTTGAATAAATCTATTTGCATTTTTTAAATCTGCTATTTCTTGGGCTTGTTGACGTAACATGGTGGATGCTTGTCTAGTAAAGTGATGATTGTCAAGGCTTTCAAAGTCACCTACTGGAATTTCATCTAATAAATCAGCCAATTGATTTGCTGGTAGTTCATTTGCTGTCATTTCTCACTCGCTTTCTTTAGGTTCATTAAAAAACTCAATAAATTTTTTAAACACTTCCATTTGTTCTTTTGTCATTCTATTCACATATTCATCACCCTCACGAACCCATCGCCAAATTACTTTGTTATGAAATTCAACCTCTTCATATGCTTTCCATTTTATTTTTTCTGTCATTTCTCAATCTCCTTATATTCCCAAAGCCAACATGAGTCAATGCCGTAGTATATGTATTTACCCTTGCGTTGCACTTTTTCTAGCCACCTACAGTCACAATTACCAACCCGCACTGGACGCCAAGCAAACCATTCGTGCCAGTTTTCCAACCTTAATTTTTCATATTCCCACGATTCACCACAGTTAAATTTCATTTTTCACCTTTTAAATATGATTCTATTGCTCTTGCAAATTCAATTGTGTATGCTTCATTCATCATTTCAGAATGATTTGGTGGGCATAAATCTAATATTTTTTCATCAGTAAGTTCACGCAGCTTATCGTATCTACCAATCAAATAAGACCTTGTATCTAATGTTTCATTCTTTTCTTTGGTTTTTTGAATACCATTCCAATAGCCAGTTGCGTATATAGCAGATTCCCTATCCTCAATCTCTTGACTAAAATCAGATAGCCTTTGTAGTGCTAGTTCTTTTTTCAACTGTCCAATATTTAACTGTAAATTGTTTGCATCAATGATTTGTTTAAGCATTGCTATTTCTTTGGCTTGTTGGCGTAGCATATCGGGTATTTCGTGAATAAGCCTATCATATTCCTCACCCCTGAACATTTTTGTTAATTCATCTGCTAGTTCATTTGCTGTCATTTTTCGTTCGCTTTCCTTAATTGTGTTTCAAAATCACCATCTTTCCAGTCCCAACCAAAGAAAAACTTGGTCATCTTTTTATGAAACCAATTTGGTTTTTTGCAAACAAAAACCTTTAAATCGCCACCAATAACCCAACAACCTGCTTTTGCTGGTGGGTGTGTAAAAACGTAATTCGTCATTTCTCACTTGCCTTTCTTAGTATTAAATGTGCAAAATAATGTTGTTGAGTAGTAAATCCCTGTTGCATAGCAATACCATCTTCATGCGATTCTGCCCACAGTTTGTTTATTTCCTCATCTGTTAGTTCACGCATTGGGTGGTCATACAATGCAGTATAGTTAGGATGTTTTAGTGCATCAGAACTACAAATTGTAGTAAACTCAGGTTTATCAAACCCATCCATTTTAACCATCATAGCAACAGGTTTTTGACTAAAAAATGGCTTGGTGTAAAGGAATTCAACCTTCTTTCTTGTTTGCCAATCACTTCCTGAACCTGAGTCAATATACATATATCCATATCCATCAAAGTCATAACGCATTGCCACTGGTTCAATTGGGTGTGATTGGGTGTCAGAATGGGTGATGGCTAATTGCTTTAAATACAACTGACGAGTTTCTTCTAAGCGTTCTTTTAACTCTTCAATTTCTTTGGCTTGTTGACGTAGCATGGCAGAAACTTGTTTACTTTGAGCACAACAAGACCATTCATTTAAATCTGCTAGTTCATTTGCGGTCATTTCTTTATCCTCATTAAAACACTCTACTAATTCTTGAATAAGTTCTTCCCCAACTTTTGTTAATTTAGGCAAAGAAAAACATTCACGACAACCCCCTAAATAAATGCCATGTTTACATTTGCCGTAATGACTCATTTCTCACTCGCTTTCTTTAGTATTGCAGTCATAGATTTTTCTTCTGCCGTAAATTCAAGTGCATCGCCATAAACTTCATAAACATTTATTGGCTTTTCTAGATACCAACCCATCCATTCTCTAACTTCTTGGTCTTCTGTCATTTCTCACTCGCTTTCTAAAGGTACGTCACGCCATTCACCACCCTCAATAGGAATCCAACCAGAATTGTCTGATAATATTTGATAATTCCACCACTGTTGAAGTATTTTTACTTTGTAACCTGCCTCAACATCATGGCTAGGAATTACTCTTTCAACAAAACGCAATCTATTTGTTGGTGCAATTGTTCTCATTTCTCACTCGCTTTCTTTAATAGTAATTTTGAATATTCATATACATTTTCAAAAAGTTCATCTTCAGGAGTTCTGCGTAATACCAACATAAAAGCAACTGACAGTTCTCGTATTGTTGCATCACTTAATTCACGCAAATCATGCTTTTGTATCAATTGATACTTTAAATCTTGTATGGCTACACGCAATTCAGCCAACTCTTTCATTTGTTCGTCTGTCATTTCACTCTCCATATCATTTCTTTTTTGTAAGACTCATTACGTGATAACTCAGTCATAAATATAACGCTGCCACAAATCATAATTGAAAAAATAAATGCAAATGTTTTCATTTTTTTCCTCTTGATTGTAGTTTTCGTTCACTTAATC